CTTAAAATGATCTCTCAGTTCGTACTCAATGTGAGGATCAGTATTAACTTTGAGAAATACTTCGTTAGATTTGGATATAACAAGATCTGTTGTTCTCACATGAGTCCATTCATCTAGAAATATTTATTAACCTAATCCAGATTGAAATTTTATAAACTCTATAGAATTTTTGATCTGATACGTTCTGTTTTGAATGACTTTGAGAATACTTTCAATATAGTTCAGCATTGTGTCGTAGTAATCAATTTTTAGACAAACTGTAGAAAGTTTTTCATCTGCATCAAGATACTTTTGCATTGTATCTTTATCACGAATCTTTTTGGGGAATGGATTCTCAATATAAACATCTGGATCTGCTTTTCCAGAATAATATTCATATCTTTCGTGACGAATATTTCTCTTCTGTTGTTCTGCTTTTTTTCTCAGAAGTACAATGTTATTGTACATCTCAAAGTACTTTGCATGAAGTGCTGGAATTTTTAAAGATTCTGTATGTAGATTATCAATATCAATTTTGGAATCCTCTTCCCACATCTTTTGAATCATATCAAGATCAAAACTCATAATTTATTGCCACTTAAATCTGTGATATCATAGATAGTATACTTGAAAGTTACCTCAGCAGTCAAATACTCAATATCAGAATCTGTTGCGTCGAATTGTAAATCTGATATTGAGTAAGGCCAAAGATCTTTAAACTTCAATTTAAAGTTTGGCGTGCTGCTACTAGTAAGTATATGTAAAGTTCCATCGGAATAAATGTTCATCAGTTTTGAATCTGATGTATCAACATATTTTTGTTCTTGCTGCAGATCATAAATTTCATCAAGACTATATGGAAATCCAAGTCCACGAATCCAATTCTGAATTTCCATATAGTTTTCAAGATTTTCATCGACTAAAAATCTGATTGTTAAATCATTGAATTGAATTTTATCTCCAGGAGTGTCAATATCTTTCAGATATGATGGTTGAACAGCCACTCCTAAGTTAAGTCCAGGAATATTTGCACTATTCGAAAAAAATGCAACCTTTGGACACCTATTCAAAGTAAACTTAAATCCTACAGGAGAAAGAAAATTCCTGTTTTGGATTTGATTTGCAAATGCGTTTCCGACTGCCATCTTTTTTTAACTATTTAGAATAAAAAAGGGGTCCTTTCGGACCCCCCAGAAACCTGTGAGAATGACTCACATGAGGTTCTTGATAGCAACTCTTCTGTAGTAGCGGTTGCTGTTAACACGAAGACGACCCAGACCCTGATCAGTACCTTCTGCAAATGGGTTTGCAACGATACCGTAACGAGTCTTGAATCCGATTTTTGGCTGGAAGGAATTCTCACCAACCGCACGTACCATCTGAAGAGGAACGTATGGGCAGTAGAACAGACCAGCGTCATAAGGCGAAGAACCCTTATAACCAACAACGTAGTACTGGTTGGATCCTTGTGCCAGACCGCTGTTGTCAGCAGCCAGGTTTGCCGAATATGGGTCAATGTAAACTCTGTACTTACCGTTGATTGTACCAGCGAAGGTGTTGCCGGTGTCATCAACGTTCAGGTTTGCATTCAGTGCAGGGGTGTAATCCAGAACACCAGCCATGGTCAGTGCTGAAGCAACGTCAGCAGAGCACATGATGATGTTGCCCTTACCGCGACGAGTTCTCTGAGCGATTCTGTTTGCATCTCTTTCGATTTGGAACAGAAGACCCTTGAACTTTTCAACGGACCAACGACCGTTGGAGTCGATGTCGAGGTCGAATACACCTGCGGTTGCAGTGTTCTCGATTGCGCCTTGCTCAGCGATCTTGTAGATAGTACGGATAACTTCACGGTTAATCTCAGCAAGAATTTCGCTAGACAGAATGTTAGCGAGTTCTGCTTCTGCATTCAGACCGTGAATTGCCTTGAGGTCTTGTGCGAGTTCCAGTGAGTACTCAGCCTTCAGAGCTCTTGACTTTGCAGTAACGGTGACTTTCTCGATTGAGAATGCCATTTGGTTGAAAGCATTGCTTCCAGTACCATCAAGGTTCTCAGCATCGCCAGTAGGCATTGCGCTACCAACGTTATATGCTGTTGATGTTGCGGTTCCAACTGGGTTGAGGATCGCTGGGTTGGTGCCGCTTTGTGCGGTTGTACCAATACCAGCAGCGGCATCAGCGAAACCACCGGTAACATCGAAACCTGCATCCTGACCAGAGAATGCGGTATCAACTTCGTTGAAGAATGCTTCGGTTCCGCTCTGGTTGTTGTAGCGCGAACGCATTGCGAAGATCAGGCCGGTAGGACCGTTCATTGGTTGAACGCCAGCGAGATCATAAGCAACCAGGTTTGGCATCGAACGACGGATCAGCGAGATCAGTACGGGATCGAAACCAGCGGTAGGACCAGCAGCAGCTGAACCACCGGTGAAACCACCAGTACCAGCTGAGTTGGTTGGGGATTCCATCAGGTTCATACCTGATGTAAATGCTTGCTCCTCACGGAGGAACTTTTCTTGGTTTTCGAGCAGGACGGCGGTTACAGCTCTTCTGTGCGAATCTTTGATTGGATCAAGACCCTCATAGTTCAGAAGGGGAGCCCACTTTTCCTGCAACTGTTCGGAATGGAACATTTGCTTTTACCTTTGGGGATGTTTACGTTTGATTTAATGTTAAATTCAGTTCTTAGCGACTTGCTGAAGGGTTCTGAGGTATGCAGCCATTGTGCCTGAGACGGACTCAGAAGCACTGTCTACACCTTCAGACAGAGTTTCAGTCTGTGCTTTTGGAGACTTTTGCGCTGAGAAGTATGACTCTCTCAGCATCTCCAGTTTTTCACGATATTGGGTTTCACTTTCAAACTCAACACTTTCGGAAAGTGAAGCGAGCTTTTCCTTCTGAGTAGCAGCGAGGCCCTCAGAAACTTGATCTAAGATTCCGTCAGCAACCGACTCTGCGAGACGCTTGTTGAGTGAAATATTTCTTTCAATTTGCTCGTTGAGTTTTTCTTCCATTTCATCAAGTTTTTCTACCATGCTCTCTAAAACATCATATTTATCTTCAGGGATTGTTACATAATGATCTTCAAAAAGTTGCTTCATTCCACCGAGGAATGATTCAGTCATTTCGGTCTTCAGACCGTGCTCAATTGCGAGTTCGTTAGCAGAGAACCACTCCTCTGAAACGTACTCAAGGTATGAATCTACACGCTCTGCGAGTTGAAGTTTAACTTCTTCAACTTCTTCTGCCAGAGCTGCAGCATATGCTTGCTCAATTTCTTCTCTGATAGTAGCAACCTTAGCATTGATTGCTGCTTCAAAGATAGTCTTTGCTTTTTCTTTGAATCCTTCGGAGAGTTCTTCACCACCGAGGAGAGCATTGACATCTTCTTCGATGTCATACTCTTCTTTCTTCATTTTCTTTTCTTCTTTCTCCTCCTCTTCTTCTTCTTCTTCTTCGTGCTTGGCTTCTAAGATCTCTTCTGCTTCTTCTTCTGCCTCTTCTTTAACAGACTTCATAGAATCAGCAGACTTTGCACCTTTGTTGACAACATCTCTGACTTGCTTCAGGGTTGCACCTGGAGTCTTCAGCTTTGCTGAATCGTCATCAGATCTGTAATTTTCTGGGGTAGGACCACCCAGATCTTCTACAGAACCCAGTTGTGTACCAGGATCTGCCAAACGTGGCATTGGATCCCCTGCCTTTGCAGTTGCATTTACGGCAGTTTTGGATTGCTTAGTGCCTACTTCCATTTCTTGTAAATCTCCACGAGACATTTGAACTCTCCGTTTAACCTTAAGTTATAAACTATATTTATTTATAATTTAACAAATTACAGATTATTCAGGAAATCATTGAACAGATTTAATTTCTGCTCATCTAATTTCTTCTGATCAACCAGTGTGTTAATTCTCTTATATGTTTTTGAAGCATAATTTTCACGAAGGATGCCTCCATCCCATACCCACTCTTTACCTTCCATAATTCCAGAAACAAATGCATCTGGAGCTGAAGGATCTGCAACAATATCTGCTGCAGTAGCGAGCATGAAATCTTCAGCAACTTCGTTATAACCTTCTCTAGTCATTCTGATGGAACCAACTCCACGAGAAGAAACTCCGAGTTTTACTCCTTCACCAATCAAAGACTCAGCAATTTTTCCCATAGGGGTGCTAAGAATTTTTGCTTTACCAATAAAGTTAGATCCACTCTCTTTTAATGAGACAATCTTGTGTGAAACTCTATCAAGATTTACGGTAGGGCCATCTGGGTGACCGAGTTCTCCAAGAGCTCTACCTTGTTGAATATGGTTCTCGTTATATCTTAAAACTTCACGGCGGAGAGTTTCCATTGGATATACACGACCATTGCGGTTTTTGATATCTCCCTGAAGGAATACCCCTTCAATAAAGAGAGACTTTTTACCGTTGCGTTCTTCAACGATAAATTCTACCGATTCGATTTCTTCTCCGAAGAGTTTCATTACGCTTGTCCTGAAATTTGAACTTGTTGGGTATAAAGAACTCCGCTACCAGTATCTGTGATAGCTGCAACTTTAATTGAATTTCTCAAAATTGTATCTGGATCAGAAAATGCAGTTACAATTCCACTTGTGTTGGTTGCAACACCAATTCTGGATGAATAATATCCATTGTAATTAGATGAATTAAACACCTCAACAACAGGAGCATGTGTAAAATTATAATAAGACTGACTAGATGTAGTGAGAGTTACATAATCACCAATTCCAAATGGGGATGATTGACCCTCTGGAAAAGTTAAGTATGTTACTGTTGCTCCAGTTGTTACTCCAACAATTCTTGCAGAACCATTGTCAATTGCAAGAGTTGCAGAAGTTCCAGAAGGAACGCAATAATCACTTGAAGTTGCGGTAGGCTCTGTTCCAATTGCAACAAATGCATTTGCACCAGTAGCAACTACTCTGAGAGTGTTAGTTCTCCCAGAAAAAGCTGCAGATTTTGATGATGTTGTAGATGTGACGAAAGAAACGCCAGATCCAACTGGTCTATGAGTCATTATTCTTATAATACATTTAATAGTTATTTATTAGTTTTAAATCTCTTCGTCTTCTTCTGATTCGTATTCCGATTCTTCCTCGTCATTTCCAAATAAAGAAGATGCAACTGCTGGTTTAAAAGCATCGATTCTCTCTGCCGATTTTGCAAAAAGAAGTTCTTTGATCTTATCACTGATTTGCGAAGGACTTTCATCAGTAACAATCATATCCATTAATTCATCCATGAGTCTAAAATTTGTGATCGTTTTTATTTATTAAATTTCGCCACCCTTGGGCATTTCAATTTGTTTACCACTTGCAACTGTTGCTTGTCCTTGAGAATCAAGATCTGGTTCCATGACTGGAGCTCCAAGATCTCCTCCCCCCATTCCTGGCATTGGTTGTCCTGTTGTTGGATCAATCATCATTTGAGCCGGATCTGGAATAGTTCCATCTTTAATTTCTTTTTCGATTAATTTATCTTGATCAATTATTTCTTCATCTGTTTGACGAAGAATCTTACGACGAATATAATCTTGTGAGTAATACTTGCCAACATATGGTTCTGCTTGGGCAACCATATTTAATCTTTCAGTTAAAAGTTCAGTTTCTTTGAGTTCTGCGAAGTGATTGTCATATAAGAAATCATATTGAATATGCTCACTCATTTTTTCCCAGTCTTCTGGAGTAATAATGTTCTTAAGAATCAACTGAGTTTTGAGCATATCATTGAACATATTTGAGAATCTTTTTCTCAAACGTCCCACAAACTTACTGAATTTAACTTCATCACGAAGAATTTCTGAAGATCTGCCAAGATTAAATCCACCATCTCCACCGATTCTAGATACTGGAACATTCAATGAACGATATAATTTATCTTGGAAATACTTAATATCTGTGATTTCTCCAAGATTTTGACCACCTGGGAGTGTAGTGATTTCAGTTCCTCTACCACCTTCACGGCGAGGAAGCCAAAAATCTTCAAGCATTGACATGTATTTGCGATCATCACGAACTTCACCAGTTGATGCATCATAAACAACTTTGTTGCGATAACGCATCATAACATCACGCAGATATTGTTCTGCTTTAATCTTAGGAAGATTGCCAACATCAATATAAAAAATACGACGTTCTGGAGCTCTTGACAATCTGTAAATTACCAAACTATCTTCAATCATTCTTAATTGATTGAGAGACTTGATTGCTTTTTGTAAATATGAAAGAGTAGTTCCTTTATTTCTATCTACCAATCCAGATGTGCAATACGTAATTGCATCTCTTGCAATTTTGATACCCTTTGAATCTCCATTTGTAGATGGGTTTCCAACAGGATACATTGATTTTGGAGTATAAATGAAATACTCTTCAATCTCAGGAAAATCATAGTCTAATGGATTATCCTTATTGTAGTTTCCTAATCTGATTCGATCATCTTTATCAGTCTTCTTAGTTTGCCTTACATATTTTATTTTTAAAGAATCAACATATCTAAGTTCTTGAATTCCTTCTTGTGGATTTTTTAAATCGATAATTTTATGGTAGTAAATTCTACCATCAATATACCAATTTCTATAAATCTCATGACACTTTTTATCAAAATCTAAAAGATCTAAGATATGTTTAAACTCTTCTCTAATTTTTTTCTTAATCCCATCACTTGCATTTAAGTTTGACAACTCAACTTTTACCGGAGTGTCATCAGTATCAGATACAATTGCCTCATTTACAATATCTTCAATAGCACTATCAACTTCTGGATGAAGAGCCATCTCACGATATCTTTTGATTAAATCAAATTCGGTTCTATAGATACCTTCAATATCTACATACGAACCAAAAAATCCACTGGTTAAGTAATGATCAACCCCGTCCTCATTATTAGGAGGAACGGGGGATAATACACCAGGGGATAATGGTTCTTTATCTTCAATCGAGAAACCAAAAAGTTTTGCCATTATTAAAGTGTAGACTTAGATGTACTATTTATCAAGCACCAGAACCAGCAGCCTCAGGATAGAAGTACTGAATCTGGAACTCAACAGTGAATTCTTCAATTGTATCTCCAGTGTCATATGACAGAGGAATATCCGAAACTGAAGTTGGGAAAATATCTACAAACTTATATTGTGCCAGAATATTTGCTGGACCAGAAGTTGTACCTTCACCTTGCTGAGAAGCAGCAGTTCTTCCAAGTTGATAGACTGTAGCATTACCCATATAATCTGCTGGATTTACTAAACCTGAACTGTCGCCATATTGAGCAACATTTTGCATCCACGCTTCAAATGCTCTTCTGTGACCAAATGCTTCATCGTTGATGATTGTTACAGTCCAAACATCAAATGATCTATCACCAGCAACTTTTAAAGTTCTTCCTCTGAAAGGAATGTCAATTGCAGCAACAGTCGATGCAGGCAGAGCAGCTGCCTTGCACATAAATCTGAAGTTTTCAGAATCAAACGTTCCTGTACCATCAGCTTGAATTCCAAGATTTACTCCTGTTGGGAACGTAACACTAACCTCAAACAGGTTAGGGCGAGCACCACCACCAATGAGTTTTGACTTGAACTGTGAGATGTTTCTTGTTGGGATTTGTGCCATTTTTAGGGTCCTCCTTAGTAATTAATTATATGATCAAACAGTTCCTGCAACTTCCTCAAAGCTGACCCCAGTTCGAGTCGCTACGAAAGTTAGAGTTACGTAGTTAATTGACTTTGTTGGTTTCAGATAAATGTCAGCTCTGAATTCGTTATTGTCAATAACATCAGGAGTATTATTTGTTTCATCACAAACAACTAAGAAGTCGTAAAGACCACGTTTTGCTTGGATGTCTCTCAGATATGGTTCAACAATGTTCACAAAGTTAGATCTTGTAATTTGATCGTTCAGTTCAAAGAGTTGAGCATTTGCAGTTCTTTCAAGTGCTTGTTCTACTGTTAAGAAAAGACGACGAACATTGATTCTATCAAATGCCGAAGCGTATGCCAGCGCGGTTTTATCTCCATAAAGAATAACTCCTACTCCTGGTTGATTAATAATTGAGTTTACTCTCAGTGGATAAAGTTGATCTCTCTGCGCTTTAGATGGATTGTATGCAAGTTTAATTGCATTGTTTAACACACCTCTTTGTTGACCAGCTGGTGAGAACCAAGGATAAGCGGTAATTGAAGTTCTCACCATCAATCCAGCAACGTCTCCATTACATGGAATGTATCTAAATTGATTGTTAAATCTATCATAGGTGTACTTATAACCACTATCAAATACTGCAAACGAAGAAGATGAAATTGGTGAGAAAAATTCAATCAGGTTCGTTGTTTGTGTAGTGGAATTTGTTACATTAACCACATCAGCTCTATGAGGAGAAACAACCGCGATGCAATCTTTTCTTGCATTGGCAAGAGAGACTAAGTAATTTGCTTTGGCTTGAGATTCAAATTTATTATTTAAACCTGGACCCATAAGGAAGTAGTCTACAGCGATCTCATCTTTATTTGAGAATAATCCATAAGAAGTAACAAGATCTGCTAATGTTGCTGTCATTCCGTTTGTTGCGGAATAGTCAACGCCAGCACTCAAAGTATATGCAACGTTTCCAATGGCACTAAAGGTTTTTCCTTGTGCAGGAAGATTCCACTGACCTTGAGACTCTGTATTTGCTGTAAACGAAGTTGAGAACCCTGTCGCTCTTGGGGTCGTTACGTTATAGCTGTCAGACCCTACAGAAGGATTGTCTCCAGCATAGACATTTTCCGAGAAATCTGCAATATAGTTCTTCCAGAAAATTTTCTGTGGAGAATTAATTGCTGAAACAGCATCTGTAGATTTAGAGAGTCCAATATGCTTTTCTAAGAGATTGCCTTGAATACCAGTAATAGTTCCTCTGTCATCGTAAACTACAACATGAATTTCATCATACTTGCAGTTTCTTTCTGAAGCATATGAAGAAGTACCTGGTTTTGGTGCTAAAGACTTCCAATATACTGTTTGGTTGGAAAGACCAAGAGTTTGTTGATCATACCAATCAAGAACGGATGTTGCTGTATTAGTTGTTCCAGTTTGAATACCACTAGTATTAATAAACTTAACAGAGTCATTTACCGTAAATGAAGATGCTCTTTCTGATTGTTTGTAATCAATTGTAGTCTCTGTTCCTGCGGAAGAAACTCTGGAGAATATTTTTACATCAATGCTACTATTGCCGTTAGTTGCGTCTGTGGTAACTCCAGTGATTATACCCTTTAAGTAACCAGTGAATGTATTTGTTGCGCCATCTCCTGGGATAGTTGCACTAGTTAAAGCAACAGTAACTCCAACACCAATCGTAGCACCAGCATTTCCAGGGCTTGTCGTATTAATTCCGATTATTTGATCTGCTTTGCTGTCAATAACACATATCTTTAAATTATTTGCCCAAGATCCAGGATTTTTTGCAGCAAAAACAAATGGAGCTGAGTCTGCAGAATGGTTTGCAGTATAATCATCGTAGTTATCAATTTGCAAAGCTGTGGTTGCAGCATATCCAACTGCAGCATTAGCATTGTTTAATGTAGAACCACCAGTTCTGACAACTTTTAATACTCCACCATAACTTAAGAATGATGATGCTGACATCCAATACTCATATTGAGCATCAGTCGATAATGGTTTTCCAAATGTATTGATTAATTGTGCTTCCGTTGCAATGTCAATTGGTTCATTAACTGGTCCTTTTGTAAAAGGTCCTGCAATTGCTCCAATGTTATCGAGAACATTATCAGCTCTCCCTACAGTTAAATCAACTTCCCTGATAAGTACACCAGGAGATAATTGAGGAGTCGCCATGTTTTTCTCCGTTAGATCTCAGTTTATCTAAAAAATATTTATCAAAAAGTTACTTTTCACTGGGAAAACAATGCATGAACACCTACCAGTCAGGATATTCCCATAAAATGTTTTGATTTTTTAACTTTCTATTTGCTAGAACTCGATTCTTCGTACACTCTTTGCATTCATAAGAATACGCGGAAACTGAAACACCTTTTCTAATTCTATAAAAATCTTCGATTAAATTTTTTTCTTTATGGCAAGTCCTACACTTTCTTTCGGTAAAAAATAAATGTCCAAGTCTCAACTGGCCATCTAAGTCCATTACCGATATTCCCACATAAATGCCCGATCACCATATTCATCGGTAAACCATCTATCACCTTCTTCATCAATAAAACTATTTTCATCCGTACCATCAACGATAAATCCAAAGGGTGACATGTCTTGTTCTATCTGGTTCTTCTGTTCTTCATAGAGACGTTTACGAACATCTTGATCTGTAAGTTCTTTGAAGTAATCTTGTGCAACCAACCAAGCATAGATCACAAGACACATTGCTAAGTCATCATTACAACCTTCTTCTGCCTCAAAAGAATTATGCTTCTGAATGAACGTTGTAAGTTCACTCATAATCTCATAATCATTGAAAATAAGTTTATCTTCTTCAATCATCGTCTTTAAATTAAGGCATCCTACTTTTTTAACTGCCTTAGACATCTTGACTCCAAGTTGAGTCTTCTTACCAGAAAATCCCTGGCCCACAATTTGTCCTGCACGACCACGCATTGAGCACATCAAAAGATTATTATACTCTAGATCATAGTGAATAATCGATGCTACCTGATCTCCAACGTCGTTGACTTCACAAAGAATAAACGCATCATTATAACTCTTAGCTAAGTCAACAATAACGCTTGGGAAAAGCATCGGTTTGATTTCATTATTTCGATATTTTGCAACTACCCTATGTGGAAATTGTGTAATGTCTACAACGGTAAACGCTGAGTAATCGTTTCCTACGCCTCTGGCTACGTCTACAGTCATCAAATAGTCATGTTCCTCAATAGGGTCTACATATACATCTAAACCCGCGCTACGGGTCTTAGGATGGTCATAGACTAAGGTTCTAAGTTTACTTGGAGAAATAAGAGTATCAACAGATCCAAGGAACTCACATTCAAATTCAACTTTGAACTGTTGCTCTGAAGTGTTTGCAATCGTTTGTTTTTTCCACTCAGCATCACGACCAGGAACTTCAGACCAATGAACATCAGTAAAAATATATTCATTTTTACCACGCTCAGCATCATGCCACATACGGTAGAAGTGATTCATACCGTGTGGAGTAGAAACAATGATTACTTTTGTACTTTTACCTGAAGTAATTGTAGGATAAACCGATGCAAAGAATGAATCTGCGATGTGATTTGGAACGAACGCAAATTCGTCCAAAAAGAGAATATTGAAAGACATACCACGAACCGCAGAAGCAGAAGTAGAAGCAGCCAAGATTTTACTTCCGTTTTCCAATTCCAAAGATCCTTTGTTCCAAGCGATGATTCCCTGTTGCATCCATTTTGGTAAATTTTCATACGCTGTCTGCAAACGATCTAAAAGTTCTCTTGCTGTTGCGGCTTTGTTTGCAAGGATACCTATATTTACATTATCATTGAATACTGCGTAATGTAAAAGAAATGATACCACGGTTGTAGACTTACCAGTCTGTCGAGGCATCTTGCAAATATTAAAGCGATGTTGGTGGAAATTGTTAACTAACCTTTCCTGAAATGGATACATCGCAAAAGGTTGAAGACCCTTATCAAGAGTCACGATCTTTACATAATTTTTTGCAAAATATACAGGATCATTTTTACAGCGAACAAATTCACGAATCTGATCTTCAGTAAATTCAATTGGTGTATTGGCTTTCTTTAATAGTGGATTACCAAGATATACGTCACTCATAATAAATTACCTTTGTTCAATCCAGTTCAATACTGCAAGTGCTGCTTTATTCGTATTGGGACTTGCACAAGCGAGTGTATAAGTATCACTGATTGTTCCAATACCACTTCTACCAATTTGTAGTTGTGCTTTATCATCAATATCAATCAATGCTGCACCACCACCAACAACAAATCCATTCAATAAAGTAGTTCCACCAGTCGTTGCAGTTTCAGTAATATTATATTGCATAAAGGAGTTTGGATCTGGATGATCTACCCAAGTTCCACCTGTGTTTGTTGCATTCTCAAGAAGTTTCCAATATACATTTGTATTATCATTCGTTGCCGCTTGTAATGATCTCAAAATCATTACTGCAGATAATTGTGTAGATTTTAGACGAATACTTACAATGGGGTAAAATGTATTTGCAGAAGTCATTGTTGTCCCTGTAATAGGATTTGCGATACTTACAAGAGTTCCAAGTTTTTCTGGTTCTCCTTCTTGAATCAAAGAATTAGAACCCTGATATATGTAATGAGTTCCTGCGACACCAGTTACATTTTCTATTTCAACTCTGATTGGTAAAAATGGCGTGGAACACCAAACTTTATCATTTGTATTTCCATTATCAAAAGTATGAGATGCGATGGTCTCATTCTTCATCAACCAATTAAACTGGACGATACCTGCACCATACCATTCATAGTTGATGGAGATCATTTGTTGTTTTGTTGGATCTGCAGTTACTCCCGTCCAACCATTACCATCAAACTTTTCACCATTCCAATTATCTCTGGTTACTCTAGTTTCAGTAGCAATACCTGATGTATTGCTGCGAATTACATAAGAATATGTTCCTCCATTATCCTCAAAGTATGCACCATTATTATCATCAAACAATCCAAATCTTCTACGAATACCTACCTGTGGGGTATCAAGACGAATTGCAAATGCAAGTGTTGCAGATCTACCAGGAATGTATCTCATTACCTGTTTGGTTTGACGAATAACTTTACTTCCTGCAGTTGATCCAACTTGCATCACAACATTGCTTGATGATGCATTATGAGTTGCAGTTCCAACTCCAACTATTCTTTCATCCCATACATCAGTCTCTTTACCGTACTGGAAGGTGTTGAAGAATACTGTTTGATATGGAGAAACTTTGAGACGATTGTTACCAGTAAATTGTGGCCTCCACTCCGTTTGATTTCCCCAGTGATCCGCAATATTAAAGACCTCAAAGAGACTTCTCTCTTGATCTAAGAAGTCCTGTGTTTTCTTATTCCACTGTGCCATAAATCAAATCCAATCTAATTTTGCTGGGTGGTATCGTTTTGAATCTGTAATTTTAACTTTTTCTTCGATTGCAGGATAAATTTGATGCACAATTGCTCCTGGATACTGATCTTGCAATTGTTCTGATAAACCATTTAAAGATGGTAAACCATTATCTGTTTCTATTTTCATTCTATATAGACTTCCTCGCCAAACCACATCCGCATAAAACTCCTCAGAAACTCTTTGCTGTTGCTGAGAGTCATTTCCAATAATTAAAGTACCGTTAAAATCTCCAGAAATGTTAACGCTTTCGGAGAGAAATTGATTAAAACTTTTCATTAGCAGTTCCAAGCTCTGAGTGATTTGTTAATACGTGAATCTGGGTCTCTTGCGGTTTTAGAAGAAGTGAGTTTCTTTTTCATACCCTTCATTCGAGCACAAAAACTCTTCCTGCGGGGATTTCCAACCTTCTTTGAAGGTGCCTTAAGATCGCTTCCAGGATTCTCACGCTCATAAGACTTACGTCCTTTTTCATTGAGACCACCTGATTGATTTTTACCTTCTTTGCGTTGCCATGCTGCAACTTCTTCGATTTTCTCTTCAGTTACTTGAATCAGTGGTTCTCCAGGTTGTACTTTAGATACCTCATAAGAAAGAACGGTTGAACCTGGATAAACTTTTTGAATTTGATCATTAACTTCCCTTCTTGTTGGCATCTTAGCATTAGGGAAGAACATCTTTGCCATGTAAGATTTCCCACGCCAGGTCAGGATGATTGATAATACATTTCCATAAATTGCAGGAATCTTGATTGCCTCAGAAAACTCTTCGTTTGTTGGGTGAATTTGAGCTATACTATACTTGGCTGAGTTATCTTTTAGTGCAGTTGGAAGTGAGAACATAGCCCAGGATTTATGTCCATATTTGCATTGATAGTAATGCTCTTCTCTTTGGCATTTTGGACAATATCTTTTTTCATCATCATTAAGTGGTGCATCCCAGTCTGGTAAATAATCAGTAGATTCTGATTTATTACCCCAATTTGCAGCACCTTTTTTGCGACACTTGACAAGTGCTCCAGATGCATAAGCACTTGGCCAAACTTTATATCTTGACTTTACTTTATGATAGCAAGCATCTTTTTTGCCTTCCTCTTCTTTCATTGTTTTAGGTTTTTTACCTGCCTTTTTCATTGCAATAGCAATCGCGGCTTGTTGAGCTGGATTTGCTGCTTCTGAAATTTTCTCATCACTTGCCATATAATCAGCAGCAGTATCAATAAAATCCGCTGCTCTAGTAATTTTTGACTGAACCCAAGCAGGAATTTGTTGATCTCCTTTTTTAATATGCTTTCTTAACATCGCAATAGCTCTTTCGATTTGATCGAACTCTACCATTGCCATGTATCCTTCTTCATCCTTCATCTTTCCAGATGCGATCTCCTTATGATCTTCACTCACAGGAACACAATTTGGAACAATTTTCTTACCTTTCTTCTTCATTCCAACTTGCTTATATCCTACCCAGCATTTCTCATCAATCTGAGTTTCTTCTGTAGCAACATTGATTGCTTTTCCACTTCTTTCTGGATTTGGATCTTTTTTATTCTTACGACGAAACGCTGCTTCCTCTTCGCTTTTCGATAAGTCTCTCTTCATTTTACTTGATCCACACTTTGGTTTTGTTGTTTGTCCTGGTTGTTTTGCACAAGGTTTACCTGCATATTTTCCACCTAATTGAACCCATCCAGGTTTTCCATCAGAAGACTTTGATTTTGAAAACCAATCATGAAGAGAACTATCTCCTGATTTATTTTCTTCTTTCATTGCCTCTTTTTCCATTTTCTTCAGACGTGTATAATAATCTGGAATTTCATCTAAATGCTGAAGTGCAATGTCCATAGCAAGATCATGATCTTTCGTATGTTCATGTTCAATAGGCTCACCTATTTTCAGTTGCTTCTTAATGAAAGAAACATCGACACGATGCTTCTTTGCAATTTGTTCAACTGTTTTATGTGACTTCAGATTAAGCATTTTTATTATTATTTATAAAAAAAGGGGCAGTTGCCTGCCCCCGTTAGAATCTAATCAAGAATCACTTCTTGAGTTCTTCAATTTCTGCCTTAAGCGCAGCGATCATTTCGCCTTGCTCACGTACAGCAGCAATCAGAACACCAACAAGACCGTTATAGTTAACAGTCTTATGATCCTCTCCAGTGTGTACCAGTTGTGGCAGATACTCTTCGATCTGCTGAGCGATGACACCGCAGGTTTCAGCTCCACTTGACTTCCAAGTGAAGTGTACACCCTCCAGTTTTCCAACCAGTTCGGATGCGTTCTCAATGACGCGGATGTTATCTTTCAGGTTTCTATCCGAAGATGAGTTGAAGTCAGTTGCAGTGACAATTCCACTAGAGTTGACATTAGCACAAGTCAATTGACCAGTGATAGTCATTGTTGTTTGTGCTTGAACATCTCCACTGAATGTGGAAACACCTGCATTGCTAATAAGCAATGAGTTGAAAGTGTTTGGTGCGTAACCCAGAGCGGTCTCAAGAGTTGCAACGGTTGTAGCGTCAACAGAGTTGATGCCAACAAGAGCGAAGGAATTAATCCATTCGCCGGTTGCACTATTATATCTCAGAAGTTGACCATTAGAAGGTGATGTTAAGGTAACATCGCTAAGGTCATTCAGAGAGTTGATTGCACCACCATATGTTTGAGTATTGTAAGCATAGAATTCGACAATATCTCCTGCATAGGCAGCCTCACCAAGCGTAACAGTGGTTCCATTGGTTGCAGTAAACTCACTAGGAGCAAGTTTAACACCATTGACATAAATGTCAAGGTAACCAACAGTATAAGTTACTGTAAATGCGGTTTGACCAGCAGTTGCAGTTTGAACAGAAGTTGTTCTCAAGTTTGGAAGAGAACTTCCAAGAGTCGTCCAAGAAACACCTGCTCCAGTGCTTGATAAGACATAAGATGCAGTACCAACCGAATTATTACTATCAGTCAGAGTTCCATTGATCTTAATATTATTGAATGTAGAAATGCCAGTGGTAGCACTTACATTACCATTCAAATATCCAGTTACGTTACCAGTGACATTACCAGTTACGTTGCCAGTCAGAGCACCTACAAATCCACCAGTTGAAGTTGTAACACCAGAAGCATTAATATTGGTAATGGTTAAGGAGTTTGCACTTAAAACTGGTGTTCCATTAATTTCATACTGTTTACCTGATGCAAGGTTCCAATCTTCACTTGAAGTTAATGCTGATGCAGTATTATTCCAAGTAATAGTCTTACGAATGTTATCAGAACCGATTCCAATACCTGCTCCATCAAGAAGTGTATTGGTCGATGCTGTTGTAGCAACACCAACAATAAAGTCTGCAAGTTGAATTGTAGCCGAGTTTACAACAAACTGAGTACCATCAACATATAAGTCACCCTTAACTCTTACCGCACCAGTATTATCACCAACACCAGCTGGGTCAATTGTGATTACAGAAGGACCAGTAATTGTATTGGTGTTGATTCCGATTGCAGAACCAGAAGCACCAGTTGTAAACTGAGTAGCAGTTACAATACCAGTTGAGTTAACGTTAACCGCAGTAATAGAACCAGTTGCAGTAACAGCAGCAACAGATGCTGTTCCAGTAACGGTTGGAGATGCTAATGTTGGTGAAGTACCAAATACAAGAGCACCAGAACCAGTCTCATCGGTTACAGCAGCCGCTAAGTTAGCAGAAGATGGAGTTACTAAGAATGCAGTTACACCAGTTCCAGCACTAGCAATGTTTGCTGCAATATAACCAGTACAGTTTGTCAAAGTACCACCAGAAGGAGTACCAAGAGCAGGAGTTACCAGAGCTGGGCTATTTGCAAATACAAGAGCACCAGAACCAGTCTCATCGGTTACAGCAGCCGCTAAGTTAGCAGAAGATGGAGTTGCTAAGAACGTTGCTACGTTAGCAGCGAGACCAGAAACACCAGATGAAATTGGCAGACCAGTACAGTTGGTAAGAGTACCAGATGTTGGAGTTCCAAGAACTGGGGTTACGAGTGTTGGAGTATTTGCAAATACAAGTGCTCCAGTTCCAGTTTCATCAGTTACTGCAGAAGCAAGGTTTGCTGATGAAGGAGTCCCTAAGAATGTTGCTACGTTAGCAGCGAGTCCAGAAACACCAGATGAAATTGGCAGACCAGTGCAGTTAGTCAGAGTACCCGAAGAAGGAGTACCAAGAGCAGGAGTTACCAGAGTTGGTGATGTAGCAAATACAAGAGCACCAGAACCAGTTTCGTCGGTTACAGCAGAAGCAAGGTTTGATGAAGATGGAGTTGCAAGGAAGGTAGCAACGTTAGCACCAAGGCCAGTAACATTGCCCAGAGCAAGGTTACCACTTAATGTTCCTGCAGTAACTGCAAGACCAACAGCGTTAATACCACCAGAGGTGATTGTTACTCCAGAACCAATTCTAGCTGAAGTTGATGAAGTTACTCCACTAACATTCAAGTTGGTGATTCCAGCACTGGTATAAGTAGCATTAGTACCACTCAGAGTTGTAACAACACCAGTAACAATGTTACCTGTTGCAATATTAGCAGTTGTAATATTATCAGTGGTGAAGTTACCAGTTGTATAAGTTGCAGTTGTACCACTAATTGTGGTAACAACACCAGTAACAATGTTACCAGTAGATGCATTCAGAGTTGTGGTATTTGCAGTTGTACTGTTAAAGTTTGTACCAGTTAAGGTATCAGTTGTTGAGTTATAAGTTAATTCTGCATCTGTAGCTGCAGTTGTCATTACACCAGAAGTTAAACTGGTTAATACAACTCTTTGTGAACCAGATCCAGCACTTAAAGTAGCACCAGTGTTTGTTAAGTTAGAACCGTCACCAACAAATGATGTTGCAGTAACAACACCAGTAACTCTAATACCACCAGAGGTGATTGTTACACCAGAACCAATAATTGCTGAAGTTGATGTTGTAACACCAGAAACATTCAAGTTGGTGATTCCAGCACTGGCATAAGTTGCGTTAGTACCACTTAAGGTTGTAATCGTACCAACACCAGTAACGTTCAGGTTAGTGTGAGTTGTATTGGTAATAGTTGCGTTAGTACCACTTAAAGTTGTAACAACACCAGTAACAATGTTACCAGTGGTTGCATTCAGAGTTCCTAAGTTACCAGTTGTGTATGTAGCAGTTGTACCTGATAATGTAGTTACAACACCAGTAACAATGTTACCAGTTGTAAAGTTACCAGTTCCATAGGTAGCAGTTGTACCACTCAAAGTTGTAACTACACCAGTAACGATGTTACCAGTGGTTGCATTAAGTGTACCAACATTAGCAGTTGTACTCTGGAGAGTAGGAATTGTTCCTATACCAGAAGCATTAATATTGGTAATGGTTAAGGAGTTTGCACTTAAAACTGGTGTTCCACCAATTTCATACTGTTTACCAGATGCAAGGTTCCAATCTTCACTTGAAGTTAATGCTGATGCAGTATTATTCCAAGTAATAGTCTTACGAATATTTGCAGAACCAATGCCAATTCCAGCACCGTCAAGAACAGTATTTGACGCAGCAGTTGATGCAACACCAACAACAAAATCAGCTAATTCAATTGTGCCTGAGTTTACAATAAACTGAGCACCATCAACATACAGATCACCCTTAATTCTAACAGCACCAGTATTGTCACCAACAGCAGATGGGTCAATTGTGATAACTGCGGGACCAGAAATTGTATTAGTATTAATACCAATTGCAGAACCAGAAGCACCAGTTACAAACTGTGCTGCAGTAACTACACCACTATTGTTAATGTTGGTGGCATTTAGACTGGTTACAGTTGCGTTTGTACCACTCAGGTTAGTAAGTGATAAAACATCTGTAGTTGAGTTATAAGTTAATTCCGCATCCGTAGCTGCGGTTGTCATTACACCAGAAGTCAGAGTTGTTAATACAACTCTAGATGCTCCAGAACCAGCACTTAAAGTAGCACCAGTGTTTGTTAAGTTAGAACCGTCACCAACAAATGATGTTGCAGTAACAACACCAGTGACATTAACTCCAGTTGAGTTAGCTCTTACATTACCACCGCCTGCTAATAAAGTAGATGTTGTGGTAACACCAGAATTATTCAAGTTTGTTGAGTTAACACTCGTATAAGTTGCATTAGTACCACTCAGAGTTGTAACAACACCAGTAACGATGTTACCAGTAGTTGCGTTGAGTGTACCAACGTTAGCAGTTGTACTCTGAAGAGTAGGAATTGTGCCAACACCAGAAACATTCAGGTTTGTGATTCCAGCACTGGTATAAGTTGCGTTAGTACCACTCAGAGTTGTAACAACACCAGTAACGATGTTACCAGTAGTTGCGTTGAGTGTTCCTAAGTTACCAGTTGTGTATGTAGCTGTAGTACCACTCAGAGTTGTAACAACACCAGTAACGATGTTACCAGTAGTTGCGTTGAGTGTTCCTAAGTTACCAGTTGTGTATGTAGCTGTAGTACCAGATAATGTAGTAACAACACCAGTAACGATATTGCCCGTGGTTGCATTCAGAGTTGATAACCCACCAGTTGTACCCTGAAGGTTGGTTAATGATAAAGTATCAGTTGTTGAGTTATAAGTTAATTCTGCATCCGTAGCTGCAGATGTCATTACACCCGAAGTCAGAGTTGTTAATACGACTCTAGATGCTCCAGAACCAGCACTTAAAGTAGCACCAGTATTTGTTAATTGTGAACCATCACCTTTAAAACTAGTTGCAGTAATAACACCAGTAGCATTAATACCACCAGAAGTGATTGTTACACCAGAACCAATAATTGCTGAAGTTGATGTTGTAACACCAGAAACATTCAAGTTGGTGATTCCAGCACTGGTATAAGTAGCATTAGTACCACTCAGGGTTGTAACAACACCAGTAACGATGTTACCAGTAGTTGCATTAGCAGTTGTAAAATTACCAGTAGTACCGTTAAGATTTGTATAAGTTGCAGTAGTACCACTTAAGGTTGTAACAACACCAGTAACAATGTTACCAGTTGCAATATTAGCAGTTGTAATATTATCAGTGGTGAAGTTACCAGTTGTATAGGTAACAGTTGTACCACTTAAGGTTGTTGCAGTAGAAACGCCGGCAGCGTTAATATTACCAGTTACGTTACCAACAACGTTACCTGTTACATTACCTGAAACGTTACCAGTTACGTTACCAGTCAGAGCACCTACAAATCCACCAGTTGAAGTTGTAACTCCACTGATTCTTACGTTACCAACAACGGTAAACTTTGAATCTGGAAGTGCTGTACCGATACCGACTTTAGTTGAAGCTGAGTTGGAAGTAATTCCAATATAATTCGAACTTGCGTCCAGCTCCAAGAACGACGCAAATTGCGATAGTTCTCTGTTAAATGCCATTTTCTCCTTTTAAAAAGTTGGATGGGGTTTTTTAGATCTAAAAAGCCATCCTCATGCCCAAAGACACTAGGCTATGCAATTATTTAGAAACTGCTTAAAGAAACTCTTTTCCAACTGTTCGTGGCAACACAAACGTAAAGATATGAGGAATCGTATGACATTTGACCAGCTAATCCATTTGATGATGATGTTGCTGGTGGGTTGTGTAAAACGTTTGGAGATACTCCAGTTGATGGTGTATTATATGCATGAAAATCTACTACTTCTCCGCCATAAGTAGATTCATTAAAAATTACCGATGTACCATTGGTTGCAGTAAAATCTGAAGGTGCTAATTTTACTCCATTAACATATACATCTAAAAACCCAACAGTATAATTTAAAGTAAAAGTATTTGTTCCTGCAATAGCAACTGTTGAAGAAGTATTTCTTAAAACACTAGCAGATGCCCAAGTAACTCCAACTCCAGTGGACTGCAAATATTGACCATTTTGGCCCGTTGAAGAAGCAGCACTTACAGTTCCACTGACAACAAAATTCTGAACAGTAAGCGTAGATCCAATGGATACATTATTTGCATAAGAAATTGAATTACCACCGTAGTTCTCCTTCCAAGGAGTAAGCGATGCTACGGTTGTTGCAATTCCAACTCCGCCAGTATCAACCTGAGCGAATAGTTGTCCATCATACGTGTTTAAACCAAGTTCGCCCAGAGGCAATTGGTCCGTTGTCGGTCTTTTGCCGGGTACGGCTGACCGTTTAATTTTGATATTCGGATTTGCCATCAGGTCAAATTAACATTGTTGGTATATACCGTAAAATCCAATATATATTGGATTGTAACTAGCATTAAAAATATTTATTTAAGTTCTAATATGTCGTCTCTGAATTGTGATCAGATTTTAACTCATATTGTTTTAACTTTTCTTCCAACTCAATTATTTTTGCAAGTGCTTGTTCTAACTTAGTTTCTGCAACAACGAGTTGTGTAAATAAATCCATTACTTTTTTCTGGTAAGTATTCAATAGATACTTCAAATCAGTTTCAGATGCCATAATTTAAAATCAGAATGAGCCTCCATCAATAGTTATGTTGATCAGATTTCTAGTTGATCCAGCACAAGAAATTACCTGAGTTTGTCCTGCACAGTCATTCAGATAAAGTGATCCGATTTCCAATGCTGCGTATCCAGAAGGAGTTAAAACACCAGAAGACTCTGATACAGCAGAAGCAAGAACAATTCTTGATGCGCTCTCATCCCAATAAACTGCGGCTTTCTTGGCAGTTCCATCATAATAATTTAAAAGTAATCCAAGATCAAGATCTAGATCAGTAGATGGTGCAGATCCATTTACCAAACCAACCTCAATTAAAGCATCTTCAACAGTTAATGTTTGAGTATTAACTTGAGTTGTTGATCCGTTAACAAAAAGATTACCACCAATTGTAAGATTACCTGTAATATTTCCAGTTGTAGCAGTAGCAACACCACTAACCACAATACCTGATGGATTTGTATCAAAAGCAGTAGAATTGACTTCTCCAGTTAAGTCACCAACAAAAGATGATGATGTAACAATTCCTGCAAATGATGCATTTTTCCATCTCTTAGCACCATTACCTAAAGTGTACGTATCATCATCAGTTGGAATTAATCCAGAAGCAAATTCTCCCCCAACAACAACATTATCACCATCAGTATCACCAAGTCCAATCGTACCTCCACGGAAGGTTACGACTCCAACAAATTCTGAATATCCTTGTACGTTTAAATTTTCACCAACTGTAAGATTTTTATTAACTCCAAGACCACCGTCAATTTGAACTGCACCACTATCAGCATTTCCAAGTTGATTATTGGTTGTGTCAGTGAATGATGCAATGCCACTAAAAGTTGGACTTGAAGATCCGCTAGCCCAACTTAAGTTTCCATTACCGTCATTGGTTAAAACTGTACTTGCATTTCCTTGAGACCCAGGGAAATAATAAGTTACAATTCCAGCAAGAGAAGCAGGAGATGCAAGTGTGATAAAACTTGTACCATTATCAGTTCCTTCTACAAGATTAACGCCGCTACCTGTTGTAGAAGTATTTTTAGTCCAATATCTATGAGAACCTACAAATTTATTTGTTGCTGTTGAAGATGTTAATCCAACATACAAGTCATAACTATCAGTTGTAAATCCTGGTTCGCCTGCTTGCAACCCAGGAAGATTTGTAAATAATCCTCTTTTAAACTGAATAACCGGTGCAGGCATTTGTCTAAATTATCTTTTACTTAATATATTTAGTTTTAAAAAGTTCCTGCATCTACATCAATACGATCATCAAGATCGATGTCCATCTGATCAAGAAATGAAGTTGCATAACCAACCAATCCAGGTTGATTTGGTTCTGTAGCAGCTGCATTTAAAACTTGATCTGGATTTACAAGTTTATATTTTTGTGTTCCCGCATCATAAACTAAAACATACTGATCTTTACTTGAAAGATCGGAAACTGAAACATCGCTAAGATCTGAAAGTTTTTCGGCCACGACGGTTTTCTCTACAGAAACTGCATAAGGTTTTGAAACCAAATTTTTTGTGGATACAAGGAAAGCATTAGTTCCATTGCTTTCTAAACTTACATTGTATTCTGGCATGGATATCAAAACCCATTTAAAGATATTTAGGTTGAGACAGAAGGTGACACCAAAACCATTCCTTCAATCACTCTTGTTTTTTTAGATGTTGAATTATTTGTCAATACAATATCATAATAATATCTACCGGGATCTAAAGAATTTGTCACCGTATTTCCCATTGATATTGTCACTTTTCCAGTAGCAACAGTTAAAGATGAAGAAAACGAATATGATGTTGTAGATGAGGGAAATTTTTTTAATTTTGCAACAGCACTTTGATTATTTAAATCGTATGCAGTACCATCTGCATTTGTGATTGTAAACGTCGATGAATGATCAGAACCTTTTTCTATTGAAATATTTACTGATGGAACTGCCATAGCATTTTTTTAATTATTTATCTGGGGTGTTTAGTCCATCCTTTAAAAGTTTTGAAAGTTCCGCAGTGGACCCAACAAACAAAGCATTAGTGACGTTTGTTGGTCCACGAACTTGCTTAGTTTCCTCAATATCTTTTAATTTTTTCTGAAGATCCATTAACTTATCAGTAGCATCGGAAACATTTTTGATCAATTGACCAGCAACTTCATATGCTCTAGGCATTTCACTTTCTGCTGCAAGTTCAAGAATACCATTGATTGCTTCTTGTCCCTTTTCAATAATAGAATACAAATTTCCTCGCGTATATTCATAATCTTTTCTAATATCTTCTACTGAAGAAGCTATGGATTCTACTTTTGAATCTACAATTTCTGGTTTTGATTCGACAATTTCACTTGAAACATCAAAGGTCTCATTCAGTTTGTCGAATTTCTTTGTCATCTTCATGATCCACTAAATCCAAAATCATCACCAATATTGATCAGAGCATTGTCTGCTGCTGTTATTTTCTTAACAGCAGTTCCTCCAACATGAGGTGCGATAAGTGTATTATCAGATCCTCTTGTTACTTTAAGTGTATTTCCAGTCTTAGATTCCACATACATTTCTTCACTATCAAGAACGATATATGTTTGTGCTGATATATTTGATGCATCGGCAACTTCAACAAAAATAGTAGTGTCTAATGCATCAATGTCTCCCACAAGGGTTGTAGTTACAGTTCCTGTATAGTTTTTGATAGCCCTTGGTTCTACACTGTAAGAAAGATCTCTTGATGGACTTGATGTTTGATCTCCACCAATATAACCGATAGTAACCTTTTTGACAATATCTTTTGATACATCTGCAATTGGTCCGAAAAGATATGTCTTTGCAGTAAATCTGAGTGTATATATTAAAGATCTTCTTGTTTCAAAATTTCCCTCATAATCATCCTCCATTGTAATACCTTCAAAAACTACAGGAATATCTCTTTTCTCTCCAATAGTTTTTACTAAATCGACAGATAATGTATATGCGGGTTGAAAATATGGTAATATCTGCTCTATAATTTGTAGCATGTCATCATTTAGCTTTGAGTAAATTGCTAACTCAAAACGCATATTATATGGAACTGGCATATAAGTTTTTCTAGGTTTTGTTCCATCAGAATCAAGACCCGACACAAATGATTGTGTTGTTGTAACTTTTCTTGAAGGATCGTAAGTTAATCCAGTAAATTCAAAAGACATTCTTGGAAGAGAAATCTGAACCGGTTTATTCAGATTTGGAACTTGCTCAAGTCTTGCCAAGAATTTTTGTGTTGGACCATAGGCTAAAGGAACTTTAATAACACTAGTGGTGTTATCGGAATCATCAGTATGTTTAATTGAAATATCATTAAAGAGTGATCCAAACGATACAATGGTACTCCTCAATATTTCGTGATAAAAATATTCAAACATGTTAGCAATTCCTTATATAATCTATTTAACAAAAAGATAATCTATTTATGGTGTCCCAAAAGGATTTTTCTCGGAAAAATCAATTATTGAATCTGCCTCAGACTCAATATTATCATTATCTGCATATTTATCTTTAATATCATCTGTTGTATAGGCTCTTAATTTATATGACGCTGAAGATCCCGCTCCAGTTATAACATCACCATCTACAAAATTACCATCAATTTTGTAGACATCAAGTTGATATGTTGAGGCATTCCATGACCTTACAATTGCGGTTGTACCACTGATACTTCCAGTAACTGTTTCATTATGAATAAATGTTCCTATACCAGATGAAGTTGGTGTAGAAATAGTAATTGTTGGGGCAACAGTATATCCTGCACCCGCATTGGTAATTCTAATCGAAGTGACAATACCTGCAGTGCTAATATATGCTCTAGCAGTTGCGTTAATGCCACCAGCAGGAGCTGCAGGAATAGTTACAATCGGTGTAGTTGCATAACCGCCGCCGCCATTTGTAACAGTTATTACTCCTACAACACCATTTCCAATAGTTGCTGTTGCAGCTGCTCCAGCGCCACCACCGCCTACAAACACAACTCCCGGTGCAACTGTATATCCATAACCTGGATTTACTAATTCAACTCCTTGTATTTTAGTTGATTGTGTACCATTACAATCAACAATATTATCAATAAATGTTACAATTCCAACTGCAGTCAATCCTCCCGCAGGAGCTGATGAAATTGCAACTTGAGGAAGTGAAGTATACCCATATCCCCTGTTTGTAACTGTGATTAATCTTACAGCACCATTCAATATTCCAGTAACTGCAGTTGCTGTTGTTCCTATGCCAACCAACTGAAGTGTTTGAGTATATCCACCACCAGTAATCATAGTGTCATCAATAGCATCAACACCAGTATTGAGTTCTTCATCTTCATATCTGAAGAGTTCACATTTCAATTCATAAGTATATGTTTTTTGTAATTGATAAAATGGTTGCTCATGCTCAACAAATTTGATTTCAAATATTCTATCTCCAAGAGGAAAATATATTAAGTCGCCTTCTTTTGGTCTACTTATGAGTTCAATATTAGTTAATTTTTCAGCTAAAGGTGTAATATAAGTTTCAAATCTTTCTCTTGATATTGTAACCGTCAAATCCGTCAGTGGTTGAATACCAAATTTTGAAAGTATTGTTCCTTGCCCCTCATATCCATCATAAGTGTTTACATATGCTTCAATTGGATACGCATTATTAAATGTCGATTCAATGACTTCTCTTATTACAGTTTTCTTAGTAACAAATTTTCTTGGAATATAGTAAATTTCAACACCATACATTCTGATCTGTTCGTTAATCAAATCTTGAATTAACGACTGCTCAGTTTTGGATCCTTGAAGAAAGAAAGGATTTAATGCCATATCTTTATCCTATCATGTCTAATGGAGGTAACTCATAAGTATTAGACATCTTCTCCATAATCGCATCTATTTCTTTTTGTGCGTCATCGTACATTTGTCTTCCATTTAACTCAACGCCACCAGGAAGTTTAACGCCAGTAAATTTCATCATATTTTGCCCCCACTGACGTTTGATGAGAGCTGTCAAATATGGTTTCAGGAAGGAATCATTCCAAACTCTTGAATACTCACTTGGATCCAGAAGACGATAGCAATCAATAATTAAATACTGACCTACACTTACACTACTCCAGTCAATATCTAAGTAAAGTCTATCTTGTCTTTTGTTGAATCTAATTTGCTTATCTGTATTCAGTAAGAAATCAATATCTTCGAGATATGTTTTTACCATTGCATATGTTAAAAGTTCTACCGAACCCCAATAGTAAATATCATTCAAGAAGAGTTGATATTTAATACTGAACATATTATGGGTAATGGTATTTGCCCCATCAAATTTGAAAATTTTATTGACCCCAATTACAGAAGGATGAACAGGAAGATAATTTCCATTTTCCTCGAATTGAAATGATGTACTATTACCCAGGTTTTGAGATACTGTTGTGGTAGTTACTCCTACACCACCAGTTCTAGCTCTACCACGATCAATATCGTCCTGAGTAATTCTATACTTCATGTACGTTTGATAAACACCATCAAAATGGCGTTCTTGAAAATACTGAACTGCATCATCAACAAGATCTTCAATTTGCTCATCAGCAACATTAATTTCTAAAACTGGATAACCCAGTTTTCTTTTACAATAATCAATCAGTTCTTGTCTAGTGCTGGGTTGTGCCATTTGAGTTCAGATAAAACTTCTTCTTGCTTTAGGTATAGTTTTGCAAACGATTTAGCGAGATTTTTTAATTCATCAATATCGCTTATACTATCTATATCACGGGCAACCTTTTCATATTCAAAACATTTATTTAAGTTTGTAAGTTCAATACTATTTGGATTCATAAGTTAAAGCCTTTAAAAGATTTTTAATTTCATCAAGATCGTTTTTCATTCTACTCATATCATCTTCGAGTTTTTGAAGTTTTTGACCCTCAGATTCCTTTGCTTGTCTTAAATTTTTATAATTTTGATAGTCACTCATATTAGTATTTAAGATTGCATTTGTAGAATTGTCTCGAATTAATCCACTATAACCTTCAACCTTAGAAAATTTTGTATTCATAATTACGCAAGAGCGATAACTCTCAAGTCTTTTAGTCTTGGTGGATGAGCCATATCAGTTGAAGATCCAATCAATTTGATGCTAAAGTATCTAAAGTCTGTTAAGTTATTTGTAGTAAATGTGTATTCTTTATAATCAAGGTTCTGACTCAGATTAGCAAGATTATCAGTTTTAGCAATCTTAATATCTGAAAGACCATCATTATTTGCGATGTCAATTACGTTACCGAGACTATCAAGATTGTCATATCCTGGGAATGGATAATAAATTGGTTTTTCTGTAGGATCTCCCATAATTGCATAGAATGCTCTTAAGTCACTAATTCTATTGACGTATGCACTTACTAAAACTCTGAGAGAAGAGGCAGGAACTTCAAGTGCAATTGCATTTGATGCATATACAAAAGCTGATGGATCATCTTCGAGAGTGGAAATTCTAAAATCAGTTGCATAATTTTCAATTGGACTATTTACTCTGTTGCTTACTAAAATTGCAGATACTCTATCAAGATCAACCACTGGAGATACATTTCTATCAAAAGTATTCATTCTTAAATTTAATGTAAATGATTTATTTCCGGGAAGAGTGGTCAGTGCAGAAGTTTCATTAACGGATGCAGCGATAATTCTTGGTGAATTCAGATAATTATTTGTTGTTAATGAAATTGGTTCATATCCAGCGTCAGTATAAGACTCTTCATTTCCATCAACACTTGATCCTGTTACAGTTCTAATTGAAGCAGAAATACCAGTTCCAAGTAAATTCATAGTTTGAATATTTGGTCTGATAATCTCAAAAGGAATATTCTGAGTTGCATAAATGTTAGGTCCACCAGCAGATTTTGTTTCATTAACATAAAGTGGTGGGAATGATGTAGCAACACTTCTATTAACTTGTCCTTGTGGAAGAGATGCTGCATTACCCGCAGAACTTGTATCAATTTTTAGATAATAATAGTCAAGGTCAAAAGTTCTCGCTGATGAGAAACCAACATCTTGTAATGTGTGTGTCTTATTAATTCTTCTTAATGAAATGCCATTCAATTCATATTTGAATACTGGTGTTCCAGCAGTGTATGAGAAAGCTTTTGTTTGATCTATTTGTCTAGTGATTCCTGTCAGATTATTTCCACTTACTCCATTATATGCGATAATTTCATCTCCAATCAATACATATCCTGGATTTGTTGACGCAACACCGACATTTTCAAAAGTAGAAAATCCACTAGCATTTGTAAGTACAATGTCTCCAGAATCTTCTTTTGCATATGCTGTATTTAATGTTGTTGGAGTAATATCCGAGTATACTCCAGAAATAACAACATTATTGTTCAGAGCATACATACCATGATTTTTATGATTGACTTTGATGTGAAGTCCATCAAACTCTTCAGAATCAACCGTAACATAACTTACATTTACATTACCACCATTTAGGTCAGTAACTCCAATTCCAGATGCAACATAAGCAATGGTGCTTCCAGCTCCAGTTGTAAAGTTTCCTTGAACTTTGTCAAGAATAATCTCATTGATACCAGTTATTTGACCAACAGAAAGTCTTAAATTGGATCCAAGGGTGCTTCCATTTAATCCCGATACAATTAAAACATCACCAACTCGATAACCAGCACCACCAGCACTAATTGTTGCTGCGACAGCTACATTTCCGGAAATTGTGATATTTGCTGTTGCGTTAACACCAGATCCAGTTACATTTGTCAAAGAGACTGCACTATATGACCCATCAGAGTACCCAATGCCAGAATTTGTAATCGTAAGATTTCCAGTTGCTGATCCAGCCGCACCAACATAATTACCAGTTGCATTTGAGTTTATTTGTGAGACTGTAGTTCCTACAATAAAGTTTGTACTAGTAACAGTAGTTCCCAATCCAACACGAATTTTTCTTGAATTCATATCAAGAGGATTTTTCAATAGATTTGCAATTTGATTGTTGCCAATTGCAAGTTGTGGATTATAGAAACTAATATCACCAACTTGATCGGTAAAGACTGCCTGATACATTGTAAATTTAAGATCTTCATACTGGCTTGGAGTCCAAGTAGAAGCATTTTGGGATTTAAATAAAGATCCTAAAAGTGGTTGTTCAGTTACGAATATTTGTTGCGACTCTGCCAAACCTGCAGTTGTAATATCTGGTTCACCGAGTCTAGAAATCCAAACCTGATAAGAAGTTGACTCTGATAAAAGAACAATCGAATGCTCTTGACCACCTCTTAAATATACTGGAGATGGGAATGTTACGGTTGTAACAGCACTTCCATCTTCAGAAATGTTGACATTTTCTGGATCGATAACGACTTCACTGAATGGATATATTTCAGTCGTTGGTAATCCAAGTTGCATTGGACGAAGTTGAACTGTTACTGGAAGAACGTCGTCTTTTGTTCTGAAATACAAATCAACTTTAGTTACAAATAAACCATTTCCATCTGGTAATAAGAATGATTGTGCTAAAGGATCGGGGCGCGGCGCAGGAGCTTGTACAACAATAGTATTTGTAATGAATACAGGTTGAATTCTTGTTATTGAAGATGAAGTCGTAGAATTTGATTGAGTTCTTGTGTCCGAAAGTGTTGTTGATTCAAAACGAGGACTTCTTACTGATGCAATTGTTTCTTGAATATTATTCAATAAACCTTGTGCGTAGTAAGTTACTTCACCTTCAGTAGAAACAGCTCCAGGAACTAAAGAATTTGTTGAACTATTTGTTAATTTAAATGTCTTTACTCCAGTTTCAAAAGTTGGATTTGTTGGTACATTTGGATTAGGAATAAGATAAGAACCAATGACTGTTCCAACGTGATCAGTTACTAATCTGACATTGGAAATTGTAGCTTCTGCTCCACTAGTTAATCCTCTTAATTTTAATCCACTTGCAACTCTTCCAAAAAATTGTCCTTGAGTTTGTTCTGAAAGACTTGCAATGTCTACATTAAGGATCGTTGAAGTTGCAGAATAAGTGGAGGTTAAAGTGCCAGTCGCTTGTTGATCGTATGGATTTCTTGTATAAACATCAGTTGGAGAGTTAAAAGTTCCATATCTGTGATTTGCAGTTGCAACTCGGAATCTAATTTCTGTTGGGGTAACCCCAGGCGTATTGTTTTGATTAATTGGTGATAATGCAAAACTTCCTACTACTGTTTCTCCGACCTGGAATATTCCGGACTCCATTGTAACTTCAAGAAGTTTAGGAACAATAAATGAGTTAACATCTTCACCATCAAAAAATGCATAAACTTGAGTAAATGGTCTAAAACGTTTTGCAACAAATTCAATGTTCCTTGATCTCATGAACGTTGCAAGTTCAGAAGCAACTAAGGAATCTCCTTGAGAAGTATTTGTTACTTGTTCAGTGAGTCTTAATTGAGTCCCTGCTCTTCTTTGCTGTTCAGTAGTTGTAGTAGTTGTAAATGTTGTTGTCGTATCACCAGCATTTTCTACCCTTTGTGATGTTGATTGACCTGCCCAAGTGGTTTCCCAAGCACCCCAGTTTACAGGTCCAAGACCAGTTTGAGGATCAAACCCTTCAGCAGCCAATTGTTGTTGAGTTGCTGTAAAATTATCTTGGTTTATAATTCTTGGTTCTAATCTAACTTGATCTGTCCATACATCAGATGATGGAGTTAATCCAATATTTCCAACATAATTTGTTACAAGATAAGGAGTTACATTTTCAATTCTTGTTGCATATGGTTGAGATATGAAAGAAGCATCAGTATAATCTAATGTGATTACCTGTCCAGTTCTTCTAACATTATTACCAATCAAATCTGTAACAAATCTAGGATCTGCAGTCGGATCAACTGATGCGCCAATTCCAACTAAAGATTTTGAACCAATCAACAAATCAACTTCAGTTACATATGGAGATGGTCTTAACTCCTGATTTGATTGGTCAATTGAGTTTTTAATTCGTGTAGTTGTATTTTGTGAATTTAAATTTCTAAAATTGTCAACAAAGAATCCAGATTTAAATCTATCCAGCCCGTTTACATCTTTAATACTTAATGCTTGTGTGTTAGTTTCTAAAAGATTTAATGTAGTATAAGATTCTAAATTCTTAATTCTATCTTCTAATCTTGAAATATCTTTCATTTGATATCTCTTGTGATCAAGAAGCTGAATTGATACCTTTTTCACATCACAAAGATATGGTGGAAGAACTGCAGAAGCAATTTCAAGAGCATCATCTAAAGATTTTGGTGGTCTTGGAGTCTCTGCAGGATCTCCAGGAACTAACTGCAATGCACCCGTTTTTGTTAAGAAAATTCTATCAATTCTACCAAGATAATGATCAAAAGATAAAAGGATAGATTCATCAGATGCTAAAATATTTTTTCCACAATTTTGCGATTCTGAAAAAGTTCTAGATAAAAACTCAAAGGGAGAACGAGATCCTGTTGTTACCGAATATTCAGATACTCTTGGACGAATATCCAAAATATCACTATTTGCAACTCTACCTTCTATAGGAGCTATATCACAATAATCAAAATTACCATAAGAGTTTACTGTTGTTAAATCTCCAAGATCTGATGAGGAAAAACTAGCAGATTCAAAAATAATTTTTATTTGTTTTGCTGGTTCTTTTGATACTGGATTTCTTACTATTCTGGAATAATCATAAATTGTATTTTTTTGTGAGGAATCTAAAGTATAATTTTCTGTAATATTTTTATCTGATAATGTAATAGAAGAAACTACTGCTCGAATTCCACTTTCATTAAACAACACAGTTTCACTTGTTTGGAATGACTTATCATTTAAGTAAACAAAGTTAATTTGTAAATCATTAATTTTGTTTGTATAAACTGCTATCGCTCCAGAAGTTTGACCAACAAAAGTTTCTCCAACCAATAAATCTCCGGTTTTATTAGTCGGACCAGTTAAAGAACTAAATGTAACTGAAGATAAACTTGCCTCTGATGTTGATGACGATTCAAATATTCCATATATTTTTGTAACATCTGGTATATTTAAACATATCTCTTCATCTTGAACTCTTGTTCCATATGGATAAGTTCCATATGTCAATCCATCATTGATTGATGTTGATCCAATTCCAGAATAATCATATTTTGATTTATCTACAATTAATGTCTTTATTCTATTTCTATTTTTGACTTTTGATTTTATTTTAGTTTTTCTTAAAGTAGCAATCAATCTTGCTCCACTGTCGTTTCCACCTAAACCATAAATGGTTAATTGTGTAGAAGTTGCATTAAATGAAAATTTATCAGATCTTAAAGTTTCAAAAGAACCATCAGATCTTACTAAAGTATATCTTTCTTCATCAAATGGTAAAAATGTTTCATTAGATTCTGCAGTTATAGTGCTACTCTGATTACTTGTAATAGTAATTGCAAATTCTTTTTTAATTGTAAGATTTGAATCTGTAAGATCAACAGAATTTATAAAGTTTTTAGGAAGTTTTGTATATAAGTTATTATCTACAGAAGTTTGGAAAGAAGAGCCAAGAATGCTTAAATCACTTACAGTCTTTGCGGTTGATGGAGGAGATCCTTCACATATGCCAGTAACGGTTGTAACTCCTGTTACTGTAATAGAGTTCTGAGATACACTCAAAACTTGATTGTATGTTGGAACTGTAGATCCTGAAACTGTATATTGTACTAAACCACCAACTTTTACATTATTTGTGAATGCAAAGTTGCTGTCCGCTCTATCTAAACTGATACTACTAATACCAGTTGCAGATCTTGCAGTAATTGACGCTAATCCAACATTATACGTTATGGATGGAACAATATCAGCAGTAAAAGAAGTGCTAGAAGTACTAACGTTTGTTATTGATTCTACATTTTGTATAGAATATTCAGTAATTGCTGTAGACACTCGACTTGTAGTTTCTACACCATTAAAAATAAATTTCTCATTTGCTGCAAAAGATCCCTTTACTCCATACGCAGTGAGAATACCTGTATTATTGACATCAAATCTAAGATAACCAGTTGCTCCACTAGATTTGCCTTTAATATGAACTGGTGTAGTAAGAGTTACGTTTTGATTTAAGACGATTTCTGTATATGTTTCTACATCAAATAAAGCAATATCCCATTGATTGAGATTTAAATTTGAAGTATTATATGACCCAGACTCTAATGCATAATCATATACTCTCGCAAGACCAATTTCTTTTCCTGGTAAAGCTGATGATGCAATACCAACTCTAGAATCTCTTAAACTTACGATGAATGGGCTTCCAAGATTTAAGTTTGGGGCACCATATGCTCGATTTACAGTAAATGTTGGACCAGTTACATATGCAATACTCGCATCAATTACATTCTTAGTTGTTCTTGGTTTTTCAAAATCTAAGAAATTTGCAGATAAAGATTCAACCTCATATCCTCTAACATAGGCTTTTCCAGCACCAATTTTATAAGTTCCTAAACTTTCTCTTGGTACATTATTATTATAAGTAAGAGAGTCTTTTTGGAAAACTCCATTATTCCCTAAATTGTCATTTAGAGTTTCTTTTGCAATTACATCAAAAGGTCTTATATAATAATCTCCAGACTCATCTGATGTTCTTCTCGCAAATTCATTTGCAAGAATATTGTATTGTGTGGTTGTAGTAGTATTGCTTACTAATTCTCCGTTTCTAATTTCCAATAAACCAACAAAATTTTCTGCTGATATATCTGTTATTCCTTTTTTGCTAAGAAGTGTTGTTACTTTAAATCTATCTGCTCCAGGAGCTGCATAATTTGAAAATCCTTTTGCATTATCTGTTAATGTATCATCTTCATCAGATGTGATCGTTTCTTCAATTATATCAAATCCAACTTTACAACTAGTTGTATTTGAATATGGATCTAAAACTAGTGTTTGATCAGATACTTCAATAAAATATCCTCTTAAAAAATAAACTCCATTACTAAGAATTGCAGCAGACCCATTTCCAGTAGCATTTGAAGTCGTATTCGCAAATCCTTCACCAGTCTGAATAATGATTGAATTATCTGTGTAAGTTGAATTAAGTGTTAACTTTTCATTGTCAGAAAATACATTTTGATCGTTTAATCCAGATGCAAGATAATTTACATATAGTGTAGTATATTCGTTTTCTAATTCATTTTGTGGAAGAACATATAGAATTTGCGCTTCTACTTTTGATTGATCACCAGTAATTTTTTTGCCAACTAAATTATTAACATAAACACCAACATCAACGCCAAGATATGAATTTTCAATTTTTACATATCTAAATTCATTGGTATAACTTAACTGTCCAGGAATAACTACGGATCCTTCCTTGAATAAATGATTACCAAATTTTTCAATTTGATCCTGAAGTATCGATTGTAAGGTAGTTAATTCTCTAGCCTGAACAGGATATCCAGGTTTGAATAAAACCTTATGATAATTTTTTGTTGAATCAAAATCGTCAAAATATGGAGAAACGTTAAGATTAGTTGACTCTGGCATGATTTCTTAGAACTGCAAAATTACCTTGATATCTTCTTTTTGACTAGACGATCTGGTTACAGATGGTCTATTATCTACATGAATAATGTTTCCAGAGTATTTTTCAACTTCTGGATTTGAAATTCCATTAATAAAATTTTGTCCAAAATAATATGTCCTACTATTTATTGATGTAGATAGACCAGTAAAGTTTGAATCAATGGACAAATTAACACTTCCACCTTGAATTAAAGTTGTGCCACCAACTCCAAGAGATGATGTAAACCTATTCATTTTATATCCATATATTGGTGTTGTATCTTTTGTACCATCAGTATTAAATCCAACAAGAGTTCTATCTTGCCAATATTTTAAAACTCCAGTGTTTTGATCATATGCAATGACTCTACCAACAGCTGTTGAAGCAACTCCTACGGTTTGTGTTATCAAAGAATCTGCAGTAAAAATTGCAGAACTATATCCTGCTCCCACAAGTTTTATTGCATATACTGCACTAGCTTTATCTTCCGTCAAGATTGAATTTGAATTGTAGGATAATGGATTTTCAATAACTCCAACTCTTGAAATTTGGTTTCCAGTAATAAAATCTGGATTTTGTGTGTCATTTTCAATTCTTGCATATAAAACCGCTTTATTAGCACCAAGTTCTCTGTAAATATCCGCACCGTGGCCACCTTTTGGTGGAATAATAACATCAAAAACTGGTGTTGTTGTTCCAGTAGGAACATTGCCAGCCACTAAATTAACGGTTCCATAAGTGTAATCTGAACCACCATTTGAAACTGTTATCGACTCAATCTTTGAATTGTTATTGACAACAATGGTTGCTTCAGCACCATTTCCATCTCCAGTAATAGGAACTCTTGTATAAGTTGTATTCGCTGTTCCAATACCAACACCACGATTTGTGATGGTTACTATTTTTATTTGACCACTTGTTGCAGCATTATTTCTAACTGCAGAATCTGTATCATTTGTTTCCCAGTTTTTTGGAACAGGAATAAAGTTTGAAGTTTCAAATTTTATAATGTCACTTGGGGTAATTGTATATAAGTATTTCCAAATATATCCGTCGCCACTTGTGCCAGCGGATCTTGGTTCTAAATCTGTAAAGGTTGGTTCGTCAAGAGAAGGTCTTCCTTCGGGATTTTCTGGATTTGATCCATTCTGCAAACAAATATAAACTTTATAATCCGAATTTACGACATAATAATTTGCAGCGTATAAACTGGTTGCTCCAGATGGTTTTGATGTATTTGTTCTACTAATATCATGCCTATACATATCATAAGTTGTTCCAGAACTCCAAGTTATTTTTCTTACAACTTGTTTA